GTTCATCCACCACATGTACTTGGACGGGATCTTTTCGGAGATCTGCTCGATCGACAGACCCATTCGTGCGCCAATGTGTTCCATCATTCCGTCGGCGAGCGTGTCAAGGCGAGCTTCGAGATTGGCCTGATCGATTTTGTCGAGCTTTCCGGTTGTGATCATGGCTGGGCGGTGAATCATGAGCGACGAGCGTTTGGTCATCAGCCGCACTGGACACGATTGGAGGATGTAGAACCCCATCGATGCTCCGTCACCGTCGACCACGCAAATCAGTCGCACGGGGTAGTTCTCAATGACCCTAGAAAGCCTCATACCTGCGCCAACTTCGCCTCCGGGCGTGTCGATCTCAAGCACGACAGCCTCGGGATTCTCGGCCGCAACGGCTTCGAGAGCGGCGATCGTGGCCGCGACCGAGTCATCGTCAATGCCGCCAACCAGTGAGATTCGCGGGACGTACAGGCCCTCGCTCTTGGTCGTGACCGACTGCGTCGGCGCACAGCACATACCCAACAACACTACCATCAGAGCGATTATTTGCCTCATGCAGTTGCAGATTACGCTTTAGGCTGGTAATCTGACTTCACTTTGGGCATAATCTAGTGCTCATGATACCTCCAGCGTGGATCATCCATGAACTTGAAAAAGACAAAGGACGCGACAGGCCGGAGCAACGACCCCAGCTTCCTGCTCCGTCACCGGATGAAGATCGTGGACGAGAGCCCGGATCGCTGCCAGATGTGTCGATCCCCGTGGCACCCAGCAACGGGTGGGATTGATCCACAGCTTTGCGGTGCATGTGTGCGCTCGTTGGCCGAAGGCCAAAAAGAAATGGCCAACATGCGACGGACCTGCGGCGGGGTCCAGTTCTACAAGCACAATCAACCGCTTGATGGACTTCACAGGTCGGCTCTGCTACGATTCGATCCGTGAGCAATCTTGAACGTCCCAGTCGGCTCTCTGAGCACGCATCTCCAGATGGTATCGAGGCTGTAGCTTTCGATCTGCTCATTGATCAGGGCTACAGCCTCGATGTCTTTGACCACATGCGCTCACACCGCGACTACATCCTCAGAATCCGCGGGAAACTGAAGGGTCATTGGCACGACAACAGCAGCGCGCGAAACGCCTATCGGAACGGCATTACTTACGAGGTTCCATTAGTGTGGAGCATCGGAAATATCGAGTGCTGGTGCTCCAAGAAGGACACCGACACGCTCTTCGCACAGATCAGGGTGGAACTCGGAGGCTTCGACGAAAACACTGCTTTGGACCGCGTAGGCACCGAGATCGGCCCGAAACTTTTGATGGTCGAAAATGGCCAAGTCTGGCTGACCAGTAGTCGATGGTCAGATATCCGCTACTTTCGACCTACTCGCCTCGATGGACCTGTCGAGCTTGTCGAAGCGGCCGATCGCCGACAAGATTTCATGCAGCGCCTTGACCCCTGAATCGTGGCGTGGTATATACCGCACATGATGACTACGACCAAGGGCGCGGTTCACGTTTGGGTTGGCAGCGTCGAGACCAAGGGAGCGGTGACGGCGGCGATGGTGAACCGGGCGGAGGCGGGCGGGATGCAGATGGACGTGGTCACGACGGAGGGTGTGTCGGTGACGCTGACGTTCACGAGCGCGGAGCAGATTCATCAGATGGCCGCGAAGATGATGCAGATCGCCTTCGAGCAGGCGGCAACGAAAGGCTGAACCCGCACATGGCCGAAAAAACGCCGTTCGAAATCATCCTCGAAGAGCGCGATCGACTCAAGCTCGAAGTCGCGGCTCTTAAAGCAGAACTCGTACGGCGCGATGCGGCGACCGAGTTCGCTGTCCCGGTATCTGGAACCAGTGTCAAGTACGGGATGGTGAGTGTTCCGCTCAACCTGTTCGAGTACCATGACCATGAGCAGCGATATGGTGCCCTTTGCAAAGCCCTCAGTCAGAGATTTGTGGAACGCTTCGCTGGGCACTTAGACCCACGTCGTCCTAACCCTCTGATTAAGCAATTTGCCAGCGACTTGACATACGACTTTCGGCTGTACTACGTAATCCCCTGAGGTAATCCGTGGCTACCATCACTTGTACTGAATCGATTCTGAGACGGATTGGAGACCGAGTAAGCCAACATACTTGGGCCGCCCTGAGTGCGTCCATGAAGGCCAAAGATATCGAGAGCGCCATTTACGGCGAGCTGGAGGTCCGACACCCTGACGATACCGTCTCGATGGGGGAATTGGCTCGGCTCAGGATCCGCGCGTGCTGTCGATTGATGTCAGAACGAGATCTCGCTGAGATCGGACTGAACTCCAAAATGGGAGATTACTGATGGCCAACATCCGCAACAAGCCATGCCCGTGCGGTTCAGGCAAGAAGCGGAAGCTTTGTTTGTGTTGGCAGATCGAAGAGGCCCACGAAGAAGCCTTGCGTGAAAACGAGTGGCGTGATAAATGGGCTGATCCGGAGTACCGTGAACGTTCACTGAGACTGGCTGGAACTATGTGGGGAATCGCCCACATGATTGGTGGGAGATAACGTGAGTTCTCTACAGTACACGCTGCAAAAAATCGGCCAGAACGTTCGTGACCTCGAAGCAGCCCTTGAGGATCAACAAAGACTTGCCGCCAAATACCTCAAAGACGCCATGTTACTCAAGGAAAAGTGCAAAGACCTGAGTGCGACCATCGTCGAGCAAAAGGTCGTCATCGACGAACTCAAGTCCAAACTGGCAGTGGTCAAAGCATCCCCAGAAGACGTCTGGTTCTACCAAGAGACAGGCAACGATGCCGAGTCCCTGACCTGCCCCGTCGTGATGACTGCTGACAAGTTCCGTGAGTACGAGGCCCAAGAGCGGCTCGTTGTCAGTCTGCGTGCTATTGCGGATCAGTTCCGGGGGATCATCGTCAGCATCAGCGAAGCAGTTGGCGGTAACGTCGGAGACTACCACCTCGCGACCTACATCAAAGAGCGCTTTGCTGAGCGCTTGACCTACAAAACCACCGCCGAAAAGATGTCGAAGGACATCGAGAAGGTCCACCAAGCAGTCGAGGAGTACTTCAAAAAATGAGCAACCCCATCTATGTCGAAACAGCAGGTCGAATTCCGACCAAGTCACACTTTGCGATGATCTCAACCAGAACGATCAACGACGGGCAGTCGACTTTCCCGTCTATCGACTATGTTGCCTATCTGACCGAAGAGCAGCTTCAGGCCGCAATCCTCAAGCGAATGCAGACTGGCTACGACAAGGAATTCCGGGTCGTCCATGTGACCCCGGTCGAGATCGAAGTCTCGCTGAAGCTGATGACTGCAACCGAAAACCCGGACCAACCATGATCAGATTTACCTCAAAAGACCTACTGAAGTATATCTACCTCAACTCTGCCTGTGAGCGCGGCGTCAGGCGTCTCAAGCGCTACCTCGAAAAGCACACTGCTCGCGAGGCGCTCGCAGAATACCGTCGCTGCCGCAAGTTCTGGGACGCGCAGGCCTCCGTTGGAAATGATGGGAGTGTCTCATGGACAGAATACGATCGCTCCGAAGACTTCAAGTGGCTCTGCGAGACGCTCGATCTCGGGAATGCCATCAAAGACACTTGGGGCTACCAGATCCAGTACAATTGCTCTCACGTGACGGTCGAGCAAATCGCAAGCGCCATCAAACGAGAACTCCATGTCAAATGAACCCAAAGTCGTAATCGAGGCCAGCACACGGATTGTCAAGCACGCAGGTCGTGAATTGTACTCCGAGGGGGAAAGGTACACCTCGCACGAAGCAGCCGACATACTCAATCAACTGGTCACCCGGCTTGAAGACAAACTCGAAGCGGCTGAGAACGAACTCGAAGCCAGCAAGCGCTGTGAAGTCGAGCAAGCACTGGGCGGCGGGTTTTTCAAGTGCGATCGACCAGTCAGTCCCGAGGGGAACGGGTCCTACTGTGAGTTCCACGGAGCCCAGACGGCTGGCGATTTCGATGTCGAACTGACCCAGTGCGGCAAAGCGCTCAAGCGAGCCAAAATCGAACTCGAAGCCGTACGCAAGGCATGCCTAGCTACGATCTTGACTCCCGGTGGAGATCCCGCCATCGATCAATTCGCCCGCGAAATCTTGCGGGCGATGGAGGAAGCGTGAGCCAAGAGACCCTGAAAAAAGGCAGAGCGCTCTTCGACGAGAAGTACGCCGGTCGTCAGCCCGAAAAGGTCTTCGGTCCCCACGACGATAGATTGCTGGTGTTGACGTTCGTGGATTCAGTCAAAGAACAAAAAGACAAGGTCAGAACCAAGACGACCAGCTTCTACTTCAAGACCAAGATGACCAACTTCAAGGACTGGCACGGTTCGTCACCCGGCGAGTTGATTTCTTGGCAACAAAGCACGCAAGCGCTTGACCGATACTTTGCAATCGGCGGCCAAGCAGGCGGGAAGGCTCTGGCCTCAAGCGAGATACCGCCCGGGTATTCGATGTACAACCGCAACAACCGCTGGGTCAAAGGCCCAAAGGCAGTCTGGATCTCCGACTCACTGCTGATGGACCCCGAAGAGCTGACCCTGAACGATCGCGAGCAGGTCGTGCTGGACTATCTGCTGACTGCCGGGTATTCCGATCACGGGGCCAAATGCATGATCATCGCGGGCAGAGCTGTTAGTCCGCGTGAGGATTCGGCTTAGGTGCAATCTTGGGACCTTCAGACTTCTTGACGGTCTTCACGGTCTTCTTGGCCTGAATCCACTTCGTGATGGTGTTGCCGCCTGTGTAGATCGAGGCAGCGGCCAGAACGGCCATGTTGTATTCCATGTAGACAGCAGCAAGCGAAGGCCAACGTGCGGTCGCGAAGAACCCCATCGTCATCAGGGCGAGGCATACGTACGCCATGGTGAGCTTGCGAGACTTGTAGCCGCCGTCAGGTGCCATTAGCGACCTACCAACATGGTCTCGGCGAGCTTCGATCCCAGTACACCAACGGCGGCCAGCAAAAACCCGATCACGAGCTTCTTGACCACGTCCTTGCGGGCATCCTTGCGGGTCTTGGCGGCCGTGATGGACTGCTGGGCGGTCTCGATCCACTTCGAGTGCTCATTGAGCTTGGCGGACTGCTCTTCGAGCCGGTCAAGGAGCTTTTTCTGGTCGTCACCAATACGTTCAAAGCCGTGCTCGATCTTTAGCGCAAGATCTGCACGGCTTTGGGTGTGAGCCTGTTCGTAGTGGTCGATTTTGAGGCCGATTTCAGCCACGAGCACGCGCGTCTCTTCCGAGTTGGCTTCGACTCGCTGTAGACGGTCTTCGTGGCTGTCGATTTGGGGTCCGAAGTCAATAGCTGGCATGCCCTGAAGATTACGTGCTTTGCAGGTATTGTTCGAAACACTCTGTGCAAGTACTCAGGACGTAGGATCTGTCCTCGCCGTAGTCTGGCGATCCAAACGAATTGATCTCGTCGGAACGCCGAATGTCTCGGTGGACGCATTCTGTGCGCAACTCGCGGAGATCGTCCCCGCAAATATAGCAGTACTTAAAATTCCCCTGAGCCGGGGCCACGGTCGCGGGATCGGGATACACAGGCATTCTCCAGTCGGCAGTCCGGAATGACATCATCTCACGAACGCGCTCGGCCCAATATTCCCGGTCATAACGGTCGTGGCCGTCCGTTGGCGGCTCGGCCCATTCAATTTGATCGGACATACTTAATCATCGCCGAGACCGGCAAGGACTTGACGCATCTGGTCGATGGCTTCGACCGCTTCCTCGACAGTGTCGAACAAATACACTCCGAAGTCGGAACCCAGATGGAAGAAAATGTTGTCGCGGATTTTGTGTCCAACGACGAACACCGGGATACCTCGTGCGATGGCAATGCCAGTCTCGACCATGGCGCCGAAAGCGCGATCGTGGTTCAAGAGCAGTACCGCATCGGCGAAGGTGACGCCGTCGTAATCGTCCTCGGCGCACTTCGCCAGAAAGGTCTCAAGGGCCTCTCCTTCGAGTCCTGCCGAGTTTTCGTGGGTCCAGTCGTGCGTGATGTCGTACCCCCGAGCAATCAGCGCCTGCTGGGCAGCACGGACGGCCACGACTTCTTCGAACTTACCTGCAACGTAAATGCGTTCCATCAGATTTTACCCGTGACTTTCAGTACTGCGAGAATGATGATTGCTGACATGGTCAAGCCAGCCAAGAATCCGGCCAGTGTGAAGGCGGCCAGCCGGAACTTGACGTCTTCGATGTTGCGTTCGATGGTTTCTGGTGTCGGATAAAACCCGGCCCAGATGGACTCACGAACGATGTGCCGCGCGTTTGAGCCGAAGAGTCCCATTACGGTACGGCCTTGATAAGGTCTGTCCAGAGCTGGCCTTCGGGCTTCGGCGCCTCGACGATAATCCCGCTGTTTGCTTGGATTTCCTTGAACTGAGTCGCCAACTGAGTCGCCAAATAATGCTTCCCAAGCGCTTCAATGACGGCTTTGGCCTCGGCGATCGAACCTTTGATGTCCGACATGACCGAATGGTCAGGCGGGCTCGAAGCGGTCTGAAGGCGCTTGTAGGCCTCGAAATCGAGCGACTTGAGGACCAACCTGAGGCTGCTCACGTCGATCATGCGGTGGCTCAGCATGCGGTCCAAACCGGGCATGTAGGTCGCGATGAAGGCACGGTCGAAGTGGATCGAAGAACCAGCCAGAATGCCTTGGCCGGGCTTGATACCGCACTCGATCAGGAGTGCCATGATTTTTTCTTCGGCCCGGCGCAGCTCCATGCCGTTGGTCTCGCAACGGGCAGTCAGTCCAGTCCGACCATGCATCTTGCGCACGTATTCGTTCATGCGCAGGTCTTGGGGGTGATTGTAGATCGGAGCCGACCACTCAACCACACCGCCGCGATCAGGGAAACGCTCGGGGACCAACACCCCGACTTCCATGATCACATCGTCCTTGGGGCTCAGACCGCTGGTTTCGAGGTCTAGCCAAACCACCTGATCTTCCGACTTGATCTCACTCAAAACGCGATCTCCGCGACCTTGCCAATGGCGGCCATTGCTCTACGGAAGCGGCCAACCGCGTTGTTGGCTTCACCAAGAAGCGTTTGCGCTCCCGAAAGGTTCGCCTTCGTATACTCGTGCCGCTTCTTTTCGCTGTCGAGAGCCTCTTGGAGTTGCACGACTTCGCGCTCAAGCTCAACAACGCGAGTGCCAAGCGTGGCACAGTCACGGATTTCCGCTCTGAGATTCTCTACGACCTGCTCGTGATACTTCCGTGTCACAACATTGCTTTTGCTCATTTTCTCTTTCCAAGTAGTTTACCGATGGCCCATTTAGCGTACAGCTCTTCTCCAGCGCGCTCGCGGCGGCCCTTCGGACTCCAAACGCGGCCCGGGTCACATAGCACGACCTCGCCTCCGACGTCAAACAGGAACTGCGGGTCGCTGACGAAGATGTTCTGGGCCATCATCTGTCGGAGAAGCGCAACCGCACGCATCCTGACGGATCTGGGGACTTCCGTCACCACGTTGGTTTGGCCACAAAGAAAATGGCGGTCGTACTTTCGGCCGACAAGAGCGATTTCGACCGTGTCGCTCTCGTGAATCCAGACCTCTGCAATGTCGGTCACGTACGCATCGATCCCCGCGTTGCGAAGCCGATTGAGATCCCCGTGTTCTTGATACAGGGCCCTCGCGCCATGTGCGTTAAAAAGTGCGACTCGGCCGTCTTCGAGCTGGTAGCACAGTTTCTCGCTGCCCTGCCCAATGAGCTTGGTGGTTCGGAGCATACGCCCACAATAACAGAACGCCCCGCTCAGTACAAGTACCAAGCGAGGCGTTCGTCAGCGAGAGAGCGTTGTGTTACGGGAGGGTGGTGGCGTCGGAGCGTTCAGCGAGCTGTGTGTCTTCGTCGTCGACAAGGAGACCCATGTAGGTGATCGAGATCTCTTCGAGGTTGCGGGCATTCAGGGTGGTTGAGTAGCTGGTAGGGCGAACCGAGTGGATTTTCGCGATGTCACGGCCAGTCTGGCGGTCGGCGATCACGAGCTGGAGGTATTCGTGCGTCAGAAGGTCCTTGGTGTTGGGGACCTTGGCGAGGCGGTGAGCGCCAGCGCCAACGACACGGAAACCAGAGCAGTTCACGGTCACGGGTTCCTGAGCCGTGTAGACCAGTTCGTCCGCACCGTGGCGGCCGAGCAGGAATACGGGCTGAACGTCGTACTGAAGGCCCCAGCTAATCGTGCTGAAGATACCAATCAGTTCAGGCTTGCCGGTGTTAGGGTCCGCGATGTACACTTTCCCCCTCGCCCCATGCATCGTGCGTGCTGGCATAAATAGTCTCTCCTTCTTACTGCACCAGATTACTGGTTGTGGATTCTAGGTAAGCAACAGCGGAAAGCAAATTACTCTTACTGTCTCGAAAAAGTCCGATAGCGGTATTGCATCGACTGCACAAAAGACCGCGGAATGTCCCGGTCTTGTGGTCATGGTCGACGTTCGGGGTCGCCATCTTTTCAAGACAGATCTTGCAATTCCCTTGCTGTCGCTCCAGTTCGTTCTTGTAGAACTCGACCGTAATTCCGTACTTTTTGAGTTTGAGAGCCAAGGCCCGCTGGGGATTCTCGGCCCTCCACTTCCGAACATATTCAGTCGACTTCGGAAGAAGACCCTTCTTGAGCTTCTCGCGGCGTTTTTGGTTGACTGTTTCTCGGTTCTGTTCGTAATAAGCCTTCGCCCGAGCAATCGCCTTTTCTTTATTGGCTTGATAGTACTCGGGAGAAGACACTTATTACTCCTTAGGCCGACTGCTCGACCTGCGAAACGAGAAAGTCAATCTTAATAAAATCAATGGCTGTCGCGAGCTTGATTTCGACAGAAACCAGCATTGCGTTGCCACGGATCTTGATCGACAAATTCTTCCAGCCCTTTTCAGCGCCATCCGACGGAGCGATGAGCTTCAGGCGGAGCATGTCTGCCAGAACGCCTTCGGCGAACGCACGTGCGATCGGAGCGCTGACATCAGCGACAGACTGACCAACGAACGCGGTCTCCATTCGCTGGGCCATGGTGAGGCTGACGGTGTCGGCAGCGTACACGGCTTGGATCGAATTGAAGACGAAGTTGTTGTCCTTGCCGTAGGTGGTCTGGTCCGAGATGAAGATGAATCCGCCAGTACGAGCAGGAACCGCAGTGAGCAGACCGGCCTTGAGAGCCGATTCGACCTGCGAGTCGGACTTGTAGTTGAAGTCGCCCGGACGCGAGAGGATGCCAACGGTGTTGATGCCCTTGAACTCGATGTTCCGGTAGAACCCAGCGGCCTGCATTGCGGCTGCGATGACAGCGCCCATCCAAGGCAAATACGTCTGAACGCCATTCGAGCCGTTCTGGCGGAAGTCTTGGAACGCCATCGCCGAACGAAGGCTGGCGATGTTTGCGGACGTGTTCTTGGCAGTCGCGAAGTCGGCGGCGATCGAAAGGAAGGCCTGACGGTTGCGACGGCGCTTCAGGGTGCTCAGTGCGAGCACGTGCGAGCGGGTAGCGGCGTGGATCGAGGCGATCGTGTAGGTCGACGACTCATCGGTGAGACCATCGATGATGTCCGCGGTCGCGTTGCGGCTGAAGAGAGGTACCACGAAGTTGCCCTGAACGCTCTCAAGAGCGGTCATTGCAGCAGTGACCTGCGCGTCAGTCGTACCACCACGAGTACCACCCGACAAGAACTGCTGGATGGCCATGACGTCAGGAAGACCCGAAGCGGCCTGAGCAGCGGGGTCGTTCACCTGCACAAGGGCAGATCCACCGTTGACGGTGTCGAAGAACGAGTACGCGTCGGTCTTGATGCGACCCGGGGTCGAAGCGAACTGGCCGCAGATCCCAACAGCGCTGACGTTGTCGAGAGCAGCGAGAGGAAGCTGACCGAGCGAAGCGGTACCGACCGAGCAAGTATATCCCGGCTGGCTGGCAATGTAGTCGACCATCGCCTGAATACTTGCGTAGTCAGCGAGCGTCAGCGACAAATTCGCACCCGAGCCGCCAGTGACGGTCGTGGTGAGCGCGGTGTCGGTCAGGGTCATCGTTGCGGTCGTACCGGCGTAGCCGATCTTGAGCGCGATGTCGCCACCGGCAGTGAACGATTCGGTCGACAGGGTCGACGTACGGTTCAGATCGAGCTGGACCTGATATTCAGCACTCGAAGTGAGGACGGTCGGTACAGCAGTCGTGCTGATCCATGTGACAGCCGTCGTGGTGCCGAGCACGTATGCAGTACGCGAGAGCAGGTCCGCAGCAGTGGTGAGTTCGGCGATTTCGAGCGACTTGCCGTAGCCCGAGACGACAGCGGCTGCGTCCTGAGTGATGGTCACAGGAGCGTAGGCCACGAGGTCGGTCGCAGCGGCGATGGCCACAGCTACCGCAACGTCAGCAGGAGCAGTGATTGTACCGGCAACAGCACCAGTACGGCCAGCGTCTGAAAGCTTGACGGCAGTGATGGTAGTCGCGCTTGCGCCAGTGATGACGTACGCACCGACGTTTTCGTCAGTTGCGCCAGCAGCCGGATCGCGGAGACCAGCGGGCGCAGTGGAAGGAAGAACCAGCGTGTCGCCGATGACAGGGGTGTTGTCCCAGTTACCCGAGCAGGTGATCAGGACCGTGTTAACCGTGGTCGAAGCTGGGAACGCATCGATGGTGAGGGTGCGGCCACCAGCGGCGGTGAGCAGGTTGCGGGAAGCACCACCGGTAACTACAACACCAGCCAGCGCGTCGAGCAGTGTTACAAGCGCGTTCGGGGTCGTGTTGGCGGAAATCGATGTACCGACAGCAACGCCACCGTTGGAACGGATGCGGTAGTCGACAATTCCAACAGCGGGGATGTACGTGAAGGCGCCGGTCGTGGGTACAGCTTCAGCAACCGCACTCAGCGAGCGGAACGCGATGCCGTTACCAGACTTGCCGTACGAGCGATCGAGCAGAGTCGCGTAGGTACCGCCGCCAATGGCAGGCAGAATTCCGCTGGCCTTGGCCGACGAGTTCGTCTTGACCAGAATTGCCGAACTGAACGAACCGGTGATGTCCGGGTCGTCAGCGGGGGCGCAAGCTGCGCGGAAGGCATCGACGAGAGGGCCGGACCCGTACTTGGCTTCTACATCACCGAGCTGATCAGGACCGTACGCGTTGGTTTCGAGGTCGGACTCCAAAGAGTACACAGGGCCCGCGTCGGCTTCGCCAACCAACATCAACACACCGGTCGTGGCGAGTCCAGACGGGCTCGACTTG